AGCGACTTGTCTGTCGCTGCTTTGTTGTCTGTTACGGTCTGACTCAGAGTACTGATTGACTCATCAGCTGAGGACTTATTGTCTGCAATCTGCTTGCTTAGCTGAGCGACTGCATTGTCTACACTGTCCTTATCAGCTTTAAGATTAATCTTCATTGTCACTGCTTCGTCAATGTATGTTATATCATTATCAATGCCAGCAAGTCTATTGCTCAAATTCTCATATGTTCCACGAGCGTCATACACTTCTTTAACTGTTTCAGCGATAGTTCCATATGTTTTCTCTGAAATTTTAGCGCTATCAGCGATAGAAGAAGTCACTTGAATCTTGAGCGGAATAGGTGTATTTACAATCACTGTTCCGTCTTTTACAATGTTAAGTTCTATGCTGAGATATCCATATCTGCCATTGAAATTCTCAAGTGGAATAGTAACTATATTGTTTGTGACTGTGCAATCAACTGCATTATTGACTAAAACATCATCAATAACAAAAATCGCAGTAACTGTGCAACCGCTTATATCGAGTTTTTCTCCACTTGCAATTATCGTTACATCAAGATATCTTGTCTTTTTGTCATTAATATTGACAATACCTGCAATTCGCTGCTCGTTGCGACTGTTGATGTCAATTGTAGCAGGAATATGTTTAAGTTTCATTATCTTCTAAATCTCCTTTTGATTTTTAAAAAATCAGACATTTTGAGATTAACTTCTCCTATGCCGATTTCTGTGTATTTTTCGCTAATGCTGTCATATACTGTTTTTGTGATTTTGCTTTCAATTTCTGAACCATCTTTATGCAACACTATTACTTTGTCGCATAGCCCACAATCTTTTAAATTTGCAAGTTCCGATTCAAGCGTTACAGTAATATTAACATATTCAGTAACTTGTTCAGTATTTTTTAAATATTCTTCAACTGCATCTTTAAGCATATTCCTAACATCGTTATATCCCAAACCTGTTTGAGGATTTACTTTTGTTTTTGTAATTTTACTTGTGCAATCAAATAGATATGTCTTTTTAAAAACTGCATTCAAATTAGTTGTGTAAAGTTCTGTTGCAGTTACTGTAACTTCTTTACCATCTGTTGTTTCGCAACGAGCATATGGCATAATGTGTGTATAATATTCATTGATTGAATTAATTTGTTTAAATTCTGATATATTTGAGCCAAAGATAAGTCTATGAGTGCCTTTACCTCTGCTTGAAAGCAGATTGACTGTAAAGTTATTACACCACAATTCTGCTTTAAAAACTGATGTCAAACCTTCTTCGTCGTTAAGTAAAATATTCTCAAATGTTTCTGCCGAGTTAAACCCGAGTGAAAATTCTTTTTTGAATCTAATATTAGATGAGAAATTAAACCAACTGTAAGGAATATTTTTGTACCATACTTCATATTGAAGATTAGAAATAATTGAAGCAGGATCATCATCTTTTGAATAATTAAAATACATAGGTACGGTACCGTTTTGAAAGAATAATCTTGATATATGACTTCCTGATACAGTCATATCGCCATATTTATCAATTTCTATTTTTTCAATATAGAATACCTGTGGTCCATCTTGTGAATTAGCTTTTGCTTTTATGTAAGCACCATTTTTGACTTTATCAATTAATCTATCTGTACTTTTAATCTTTGCTTCAAATGTATATATGCCATTGCGTTCTTCTGTTACTAAAAATTCAGTACATTCAGTAATAAATCCGTAGCCGTTAGTGTTAAATGATTCTGTAGAATTTTGAAGACTGTCATAAAGCAGAGGATACATTATAATCGCCTCCACCGTGGTATAATTTCAATTGTATTGAAAGCATTACTTTTTTGAGATAGCAATTTAATTGTATTCCAACCAGGGTGTAGCTTTGGAAAATAATTACTTGCAATGTAATTATTCATATCTGACAATCCACAGTAAGCTGAATGTAGTTCTGAATCAAGTTCAACAATGCTTTCACCGCTTGAAAAAACAGTTTTTATTTGCATAAGTGTGTTATTAATTTCTAATGATACATCTTGATTGTAAGACAATTTTATATATGGTGCAGAATCAAATTTTTCAGGATTATAAATATTGATTTCTGCTGTGGATGATGCGGGTAAGTTATACATTATAGCTTTCTGCCCTTCGTCACTATACCAAAAAGGTTGTCTTGAAAAATTTAAAATTGTTGATACACATTTATCTGCTTTATATTCTATTTTATCAATACTCTTACAAATTGCTTTTGTGAAATAGCCATTATTATATGTATCTCGCAATTCTTTGTACGTGCAATCAAAAGTTGCAAATTCTTCTGCAAGCATATGTATAAGAGTTTGAGTATTGTTATATACAAGCCACGGAAGACTGTTGATTTCATACGATACATCTATATTTTCGTAATAACCGTTATCGCTGATTATTCCACCGTCTTTGCCATAAATGTCGACAATATCAAATTTGCGGTTTGCTATTTGATAAAAAGGTGTGTTGGCTATACAAAAACCAAGTTTGCGTAAGCTTGTACCGTTGTATTCTAAATTATGCATAAATTTACCTCTTTAACATTCATTGCTAAGTGTGTCTATAATTGCATTTGAAACACGCTCATTGAAATTATCAATATCTAAGTCCGTATTTATGTTTACATCACCGTAGTAATTTAATTCAACCTTTGGAGAGTTTGTTACTACTTTATTTGTACTTCTTGATGCAATAGCATTATCTAAATTTTTGATGTTATTAAATTTATCATTTAACATATCAATATAGCTAACAGGTTTTTCAAAATCAAAGCTACCAAGCATAGAACTTGCAAGATTTTCTGTGCTTAGTTTTACTTTGTTTTTATTGTCATTGATACCTATTACTAAACCTTCTGTAAAATAACTGCCTATTTTTTTAGCCTCTCTCGACGGAGAATTAATGCCAAGAATTTTTTTTACTGCACCAAGTGCAAGTCCGCCTATGCCTGTAGCTGTGCTCCATACATTCTTAATAGCATCGCCCAACGAAATACCATTAATAAAACCTTGAACAAAATTATTACCTGTGTTGAACAGAGATATACTTCTAACACCACTGCGAGTGCTTTTACCAATTCTTACTCCAGCTTCTCTTGCAACGCCACTGTTTCCGTCAATACCTGATGCGTAATCGTTAACACTTTTGCTGCCTATTTTGACTCTTTCATGTTGGTCACTTGCAAAACCGGACGAACCTTTTTTTGATACTTTATTGGCTGATTCATATACTGTTACAGAATTTTTATCAATACCATCAGCTACATTACTCGTTGCTTTTTCTCCTGTTTCAAGCGAATTTTGACAATATTTATTATATTCATCTTCTGCTGCTTGTAAAAGTAATTGCATATTAGTAAGATCGTCAGCAGTATAGTAATCTGTTTTTCCTTCTGCAATTGCTTGTTGAATTTCAGTAAATCTCATACGATAGTTTACGCATTGTTGCTTAAGTGTTTCTTCTGTTCCTGATTTTGCAGTTATAAAATCATTTTGAATTTTTCTTAGTGCATCTGAAGTATTTTCTTCATTTTCATTTAAAATTGCAGTTTGTAGATTTTCGTAATTATCTATAGTTGTAAGATATTCTTGCAAAGTCTTCTTTGAAGTTTCTAACTCTTTCTTTTTTTCTTGTTCAAATTTTTTTGCTGAATCTAATTCTTTTTTGCCTTGATCAACTTTAGCGCTAAGACCAATGATTTTTGACATTATAGGTCCTTTTTCTTTTGCTCTTTTTAGCTGTTGCTCTAAAGTCATTAACTCTGTTACATCTTTATTGTATTCAGTTTGTACTTTTGATGTACCCCTTTGAGCACTTTCATAAGCTGCTTGAGCACTTTCTACATTATTTTGTGCTTCGCTTTTGTTTGTAACAGCTTCATTGTAATTTGATTCATATGCAGATAGAATATTGTTAGCTTTTTTCTTGTCGATAACTTCCTGAATAGTGTCTCTAAGTTCTTTGTAGTTTTCTATAACATTGTCATTCAATGTTATTTCTGTTCCGGTTAAATCCCCAAGCTTTGTAGTGATGAATTTTGCTCTGTCTTCGTAGCCCTCATTTACTTTACCGTTTTCATCAACTATTTTTTTAAGTTCTTCCCATAAGTTATCATAATATTGATTTTCGCTTGTTGCTTTATTTACGGATTCGTTTCGTTTATCAATAAAATTTTGATAACTGTCTGTAAGTTCTTTGTTTTTTTCTTTTGCAGTGTCTATTTTCTCTTGCCATTCGTCTAATTTTTGTGAGTTATCTTGACTTGCTTCGCTCCAAGCATAGATAGTGCCTATGAGTGTTGTCACTATTGATACTACAGCACCGATAGCATTAGCTTTTTGTGCAAGATTTAAGCCCTCTTGAGCTAAAGCAGCCCCTTCAGTAGCTGTTTTTAACACTTTATAAGAATTAACAAGCTGTGATGTAGCTGTAATTACTGCTGATGTTTTCTTGCCTATCCAAATGCCTGCAGTAAGAGAGCCGACAGTTTTTAAAACAGGAATAATTTTATCTGTATGTTTAGAAGTAAAATCACAAAGGCTTTTGACTTCTGGAAATAATGATTTGCCAATAGGGTTTATTATGTCAGTTTGTATCGTCCTGCCAAGTTCTTCCCAATCGGATTCGACATCGTCGTATTTGATGTCTTTAATTTTTTGCATTGAATCTTTTGTTAAATCAGCTGTACCGTTGATTTCCATTAACGCTTTAACACCATCGGCACCAAGGTCTTCCCACATCGTGCCAAATAAATCTACACCCACTTGATTCTGCTTGATCTTATCATCCATGTTAAACAATTCTTGCAGAACTTCTTGTGTTGCTTCTTTCGCAGTATCACCACCGGCAGCAAACTTTGCTTGCAACTCTTCAATAGTGCCTTTTGCACCATTACCAGCTGATTCTAAAATTTGTAAATTTGTTTTTGCTGTTTCAAGAGCTGAACTGTATTCTGCTATTTTGTCTGCGTTCTTTTGTTTTGTTAATTCACTTGTTTTTTCGTTAAATCCAGCTTGTTCAGCTTTTGCATACGATAGATTTTGCTCAAGTTTAGCTATTTCATCTTTTGCTTTCTGTATTTCTTCTGCTGATGCTTTAACTCCATATCCAAGTAGGTTAAAGCCTTCTTTGGTTGATGTAGAAGTGTCTTTAACTCTGATTCCAAACTCTTTCATTGCATCACCGAGTTTATCAACACTGAATGTACCCGCTGCGGTGCCGTTTGCAAGTGAGTTAATAAATTCGTTTGCATTGTAACCCATTTGCTGATAATGCACGGAATATTCATTAAGAGTGTCAAGAAAATCACCGTTTTTATCAAGCCCACGCTGTGACCCCTGAACTACAAGATTAAAAGCCTCAGTTGATGATATTCCAAACTGTTCCATAAGCATATTAACTGCTCTTAACGATTCTGGTATATCATAACCAAATGTGTCTTGTAAAGTATATAGATTTTCTGCAAGTTCTTTCATTTTGCCTGGATCTGTTTCGCCGGTAAACTGTTTAATTTTAGCAAGTGTATCAGCTATTTCTTCTTGTGATTCGCCGAAGTTGTTTTTATAAATATCATTGATTACGCTTTTATATTTTAATAATTCATCTTTTGTCAAACCTGTTTGAGCTTGTAATGAATTGAGCGCCTTTTTTTCGCTGTTAGCACTTGTTATTGCTGCTATTGCAGAACCACCCGCAGCACCTAAAGCAGCACCTATTCCAGCTGCTGTGTCGGCAAGAACATCTTTAAGCTCAGTTGCAGATGTTTTTACATCGTCAACTTCTTTTTTGAATTTGCTTAAGTTAGTATTGTTGCTTTTGTCTTCAAGTTCTTTAAGGCTGTCAGTTGTTTTGCTTGTTTCTGCTCTGACATCGCTCATTTCGCCCTCAAGCGATTTCATATTGACCGCTTTTGCTGTCGCCTCTGTATCGGCAAGCTGCTTTTCAAAGTTTTCAAGCTGACTTTTAGTTTTTTCAACTTCACGCTGATATGCTCTAAACTGATCCGCAGATATTTCGCCGTTTTTAGCTTGTTCTTCAACTTGCTCTTTAACTTCATTAAGCTCTTGGAGAGCAGATGTACTGCTTTTAATCTGTTCACGCAGAACATCTTGCTTTTGCGTGAGCAAGACTGTATTGTCAGGGTCAAATTTAAGCTGACTGTTAATAGTTTTCAATTCCGCTTGCAATGAGCGTGAAGAGGATTGTATATTCTTCAACGCTTTTTGCAAGTCCGTTGTTTCGCCTGCAATTTTAACTGTAATACCTTTAATAGTTGACGCCATATATATCCTCCAATCTTTTGTAATCACTCATCCATTCAGAATATTGCTGATAAGTAATATTTCCGCTGTTGTATTTTTCTTCAACGAATGGCAACACTGATTTAAGTTTCAAGTATTTTTCTTCATCAGCGTGTATGTTCTGATTGTTTTTGAGCTTGTAGTAAGTATCAATGTAATCCAAAATAAAACCAATCGAAAAAATTTTTATATCAGCGACAGTCAGACCGCATTTGACGGCATAGGATAAAATCTCCTGTGCCGTCATTTGTACTCTCAGACTGCTGCCGCTGTTGCTTTTTTTGAGCTGGTTTTCAGTGATTCTACAATGAGGTCAACAAGGGGCTGTGCTGTTGATATTACTTCTCCAATGCTATACTGCTTTGAAAATTCTTTGATTGGTTTTATTGTATCGTCTGCAGATTTAGCCGCTGCCCATAAAATGCGCACAGTTGAGCTGTACTGTACTTTATTTGGATTAGCTGTCAACATATCGACATCTCTTAAAAAACTGCGATTCTTGAAATTGTCTTCGTAAATAAGCATAGTATATGCAGACACTTCAACTTCAAGCTCTTTCTCACCGACTTTAATTGTTTTATTCATTATACTTCTCCTTTTACTGTTGGAGTTACTACCGATTCAGGTAATGTGTCTTCATACGATGTGTATCTTACAAAGTCATTGTCCGGGCGAGATTTTGAGGTGATTGTAAATGTCGGAAACTGCGGATCAAAGTTACCCTCTGATGTCTTATCGTTGCGTGTGGCTCTTGTAGATGCAACGCAGTCGAAGTATGTGTCAATTTCATAGAGTTTGTCGCTGTCATAACGCTCTTTAGCAACAAGCAAAGCAAAGCGAGGTAATACGCTGATTCCGCCTTTTTCAATAAATCCACCTTCGGTTGCCTCAGCATTGCCGTACCAGTCCTTTTCGATGTCATCAACGATAGCAATAAGCTCAAGACTGATGTTGTAACCTGCATTGTTATTTGCAACTATAACAGGCAAACCGTCTGCATATACGGTAGTTGATTCACCGCTTGGTTCTGCACCTACTGTTCTGCCGCCGGCTTTGTCAGACTTAAACCACTTTACTTTGTCATATGTAATTTTGCCTTCTGTTGTTTCTGTAAGCATAGCATAGCCTACTTTTGCGATTGTTTTGTTCATAAGATAATCTCCTTTGTTATTTTCTTTTGATTCCTCCACCCATTGCCTTTGAAGAGAGAATTAGTTTTTTAACTTCGTTTTCAAATTCTTTGTGAATTTGCTCGCTTGCAGGAGCAATGTGCACTTTTGGCATTACAGTTCCGCCTTTTCTACTTGCGTGAGGTTTTTCGAGCAAGTGTGTAAGCCTGTATTCTTTGCCTGAGGCAAAGACCGTCTTTTCATAGTAAGCATTAAGTTCGTTTGTAACTTTTACTTTGAACGACCTGCGATATTTTTTCCTTTTGCCAACAGGTGCTGCTTTTTTAATTGCTTCTTTAAGCTCATCTGCTTTAGTATCAACAAGATGTATAACACCCATTTGTATGTCTGCCGTATATCCTGCAACTTCACGAGATATAGTTTCGCCGATTCTGTCGATACCGCATTTTTTGTTGCTCATATTTTGTAATCAACTCTTACTTCATAATATGATACACACATTTTTTCTGCCGCAATCCATGCTCGATTAGTCTTTTTCCAAACAAGATTGTTCTTATTAAGCCATTCTGCAAATTTTTCCTCACTTGTATGATCGGTCCTGTCTGTATATAGCTCAATATCAATCTTACTATATAAAGTAAAAATAACTTTTCCGTCTGCATATACATTTTTATCTTCATCTTTGAAATATGCAATAAACGGAGTTTCAACCGGCTTGCTAAAATCAGCCTCAGCAACTTTGAAGTTACAAGTTTCAAGTAAGTCGACAAAATCATCATAATTTTTAAAAGTCATTTGCTTTCTCCTTGTATAAGCCTCTCTGAGATAAAGATAAAATAGTGCAAGGCGGATTTTTGCATCTGTCATGCTGAACCTGCTCAATTTTGTATCTTGTGCAGTCAATTACCAAAGCCATATCCGGCTGAATTTTCTCATCACAATGTATATGTATCACTTTTGATAATTCAATATCATTTTGTTTTGCACCGTAATAACGAGTAACTCCAACTTTTTCGTTGCCAAAGCGATACTTTCGTGCTGTGTTAGCAATAATAGTATCGTTTTCGTCTGTATCAAAAACAAAAGCTACACCGTCGTTAAATGTCAAAAACTTAATATCACTTTGAGTCATAAGCTTTTACCTCATATTCTTGCCTTAACATCAAAATATCCGCTGCAAAGTTGTTGTCAAACTGTTCTGTTGCGTTGCTGTAAGCATATCGGCAGTAGTCAAACAACAAACTTCTTGCTCTTGTAGAGCTTATGAAATCCTCATCAGTTAAGGCAGGATGGAAAGAGCGGAGGTGTTGCTTGCCATTTTCAATTATGATATTAATTTTTGATTTTGCGCTATCGTCAGTTTTGATGTGTTCGCTGTCAAAATCAAGCATATTAATCACATCATCAATTAACTGTGCCATAATTCAACACCTCCTGCTTATTATGTTGATGATTTAGAATTGAGAGTAACCTCGATAGCGAGCGGTTCAAGAGCGCTGATATCAAGCTTTAAGAAATCAGTTTCATCATACGAGAAACCCGTTGCATATGTTTTAATTGTATATACACGATTGTCTTCGAGAAACTGGTTCTGATCAGAGTATTCGAGTTTACCGCCTTTACCAGTCGATACGCAGGCTTTGTATTTAGAAAGCTGGCCAAGAGCAGCAGTGCCTACTGCAATCATTTCAGACTGAAATACTCGTGTAGGATAAGGGAAAATGTTGTTTTTATAGCTACCGTCAGTAGCAAGAACTGTAGTTGCAGGAATAACCTTCGTGAGGTAATCAACAGGATTGACAATTAAGTCAACAAACGGCACTGACTTAGTTTTGCCACCTTTGCCTTTTGCAATCTTACCGATCAGAGGCATATATGACTTAATATCGAGTTTTGTAACTTTAGTCGCCGTCTTGTCAGGATATGCACCTGCGGTTACTGCGCCGTTAATATTCTTGAGAATACCCACAGGCTTGTTTTTGCCGTCACCATTGATAAAACCGTCCTCAAGTCCGTAAGCAAGAGCATCAGCAAGAATTCTGCGAACATAAGCGTCAATGTATGTAGCTCCGAGTTCAAGCATATCCTTTGGAACAGGAATAAATGCTGTAAGCTTTGATGTTGAGAAGTCTTTTTCTTCAATGGTTCCAGCGAGCTCCTGTGCAATCTGAGAATTAAGAGCGCCCCAAGCCGCCATTTGTTTTGTATCAGTTGCAAAAATTGCTTTCACTGAGCCGTACGTGTTTTCAATATTGATAGCATCAAGAAGTGGATGCTCATTTGAAATGTCTTCGAGAACTGTATCAATTACAGTCTGCGGAATAGTTACATCAAGACCTGCAAGGCTCTGCTTAACATCAACCGACTTAGATGCAGTTTTAATGTTATTGTAAAAGGTCTGCTCAGCTGATGTGAGCTGGCGGAAACCTCTTTTTGCAAGGATAGCGTTGTCGGCGGTCGCACCTACTTCTGCTGCTGTGTCAATAATAGCCTGCTGAAGACTTGTAGCGTACTGCTCAAACGCAGCAGTCATTTTAACTTCATCTTTATCTGCAAATGCTTCTTTTAACTGTTTCGCAAAATTCGTTTTTGCATTATTGATTAAATCAAGATTTTTCATTTTTATTCTCCTTTATAAATAATTTTTATTTTTGAAATAATTTTCAAAAAAATCAAAACTGTCTTTTTCGTGCTGAGTGGGTTTTGATTCCTGTGGCTGCTTTTTGCAAAGCATTTTCGTGAGTTCTGCCGCTGCTTGTTTTGCTTTAGGATTTTTTCTCTGTTCTGCTTGTTCAACAACTTCTTTTGAATCCGTTAAGTCAACAGGGTCGAGAATTTCATCACACAAGCCGAGTTCGAGCGCCTCCTGTGCAGTAAGGAATGTTTCAGCATCAAGCAGTGGTTCAAGGGTTTCTCTCGTAAGTTTATCGCCTGCGTGTACGAGATAAGAATTTGTGCTTGCTTCGCTGATTTTATCAAGCTGTTCGGCGTATTCTCTATGTTCCTTAGCGTTACCGTAGCAAGCACCGATAGCGTGATGAATCATCATAGTTGTATTAGACGGCATTATGATTTTATCCGCTGCCATAGCTACTACACTTGCGATTGAACACGCCATACCGTCAATATACGCAGTAACAGGTACATTCTGCCTTTTTAACAGATTGTAAATAGCGACACCTTCGTCAACATAACCACCAACTGAATTGATGTACAGTTCGATACTGCTAATAGTCCCCGCTTTATCAACGGCTTTTCGGATATACTCTGCACTTGTAGTTGAACCATAGTAATAACCCCAACAGTCTAAATACCCCGGTTCAATTTCACCGTACAAATAGATTTGCAAGACATTTTCATCCGCAATCTGCTTGATTTTGTAGTTTCTTTCTTTCACTGAGTTTCACCACCTTTCAACACCTCATCTGATGTCTGATAGTTCTTTGTAATGTAATATTTCTGTGCCCATTCTTCTTCGCAAGGCAGCATATTACAATACTTTTGAGCCTTTGCAGGGGAGAGGACACCGCTTGCTATTGATTTGTCAAGGTTATTTGCATTGCTTATAGCGTCTATATGTTTAACTGTTGTTGTATCGATAAGCATATAGTTGCCTTTTAAAAATTCGGAATTTCCGAATTTCTTTTTTGTAATTTCTTGTTCAAACATTTGTGCAATAGGATCTACCGCATTTGCGATAGCACAATCCATAGCGTCTGAAAGCATAGATGCCTCGCCGCTAAGAATAGCCGGCGGAATGTGTAAAGCGTTTCCAACAGTTGCATATGCCTCTGCTCTTAGCTTTTGAATATCGGTAATTTCACTGTTTGTAGTTTTCCCTGCCTCTGTTGCAGGCTCTGAATACTTCATTCCTTTGAAAACAGGTAATACAGCATTCTTTGACTCATAATATTTTTTGAACTGCTTTCCGAGAATTTCAGAAAATGTTTCGTTAAAATCTTTATCGCCAAAGTTGAAGTTTTCAAAAGTTACTATACCTTTATGCCCTATGGCTTTATTGTAGCGCTCTTGAGCAGACATCATAAGTTGCTCGTATGTAGTGCACATTTCGGCTAATAAGCCTCTGAGAGCAAAGCTGTTGTACTTTAAATAAATTACTTCACTTTCACTAAAAGTACGCTGATATGTAAAATTTCGGCAAGTTACACTTGTAAAAATATCATCAAAAACAGCATATTCAGTTTTGCAATAGCTATCTGCAATGAGCAACTGATTATCAGCAGTTGAAATAATTAACAGTTCGTTGTCAAAAATTAATTTTGAAATCGCCTGTGTTAAAAACTCGACTTTCGTTTGATGTTTGTTCGGTGCATAATTCCATAGATAGTATTCAAGACCTTTGTACTCCTTGTTATCAATTACAGTAACAAATTCGCACTTGGCAATGCTTTTGGCTATAAAATCAATTGCAGTAAACAGTGCAAGCTCTGTTAGCCTAAACCGCTGCTCGGCGGCAGAATAACTGTCATCAAAGCTGTTGTCATTTTCTTGAGGGGCTGCTTTAATTTTTCTGCGAAAAAAACTAAAAATATTCAAAATATCACCACCTTATATGCTGATAGCTTTAAAAAATTTCTCGAAATTGTCTGTTGAAATAGGCTGGCTTTGTCTGAGCAAATCTAATTGTGTGTATGCCGCTACAAAAGCCATAAAGCCGTCTGTTTTTCTTGACTTTGGCTCAATTTTCCCGTAGCTGATATTGCCGTTTTTATCCTCTGTTGCAGATGTATTGTTCGTGTACCAACGCATTAACGCCGAATCACCCCATATGATTTTATGGTTTGCAAAATCAGATGCTATCAGCGGAGCTACAAGCATTTTGTCTGACGGACGCACGAGTTTTAAGTTATTAAGTCCCTTGCGGTCACACTCAAATCCACACTCCAATAGAGGACTTTTGAGCAAAGTGTAGCGGTAATTATCAAGCGCTCCTGCTATGATGTTGTAGTGCTTTTTCTGTTCTTTGAGCCATTCTGCAACAATTTGTGGCGATATTTCTGCACCATCAACTCGTTGTAGGTCAGGCTGTTTATCATACGGAAATTTAATTCTGCTGAGGTCAGCGGATTGTGAGCAATACCACGACATCGGTTTCCAAACAATTTCGTTATCAATCATAAACAGCAAACCTGCTCCGAGAAAATCTGTTGTTTTAGTATAGTCAAGACCAAACACACAAGTTTTGCCTTCCAAATCGGGTAGCGGTCTGTTTGTGGCTTTTATGTTTTCCCACGCTGTAACCGGGTGCATTTCTGTACCCTTGGGGATATTCATACGCTTAGTCATAAAAGATGAATTGTTTACTTTGTCACGCTTCCAATCCTCAAATTCCTTTTGAATTTCTCTTAACAAATTTGGAAAATATTGCAACGACGGATTTGCTTTGTACCAATTCTCTTGCTCATATACCTCTTTTTCATTGTCTAACCTGCATATGAAATAAAGAGTGCCGTTGTCAGGTGCATCACCATTCAGTACTTCAAGACCTGCGGCAAGCTCGTTGTCAAGCGGCCCGTCCCGAACATCTCCCATAGTTGTAATTGTTGTTCTGCGTGGCATAGCTTTTTTGCCTAAGCCCGTTGTGAAAACATCAATGAGCTTATAATTTTCATATGCGTGCTTTTCGTCAAAATCTACTTTGCCGGGTCTGCCTCCGTCTTTCGTTTTGCTGTTTGAAGTTCTGTATCTGATTGTTGAATTAGTCTTTATGTTTGTAATCTCTGTTTTATTCCACTTAAAATGCCGCTGCATTTTTGTAGAATTGTTTTCCAAAATCTCGTAGATGTCATTAAAAGTTGTGCTTGCTTGCTCTTCTGATGTTGCACAAATGTCAATATCGTAATTGCGTATGCCGTTGACAGGCGTGAGCAGAGCAAAATCTTCAAATGCAAGATAGCCATTTTTTCCTGCGCCTCGCCCGACCACACAAACTAAATCGGGAAATCTTAATACACCCGGTGCGGAATATGTGCAATTATGCAGAATAAAACAAAACTTTTCCCACGCAAATAATTCGTATGGAAAATATTTCTGTAGAGCAAAATACTTTTCAACCTGCTCACTGTCAACATAGACTTGCTCATTTTCGAATACTTTTTCTATGAAATTTACAAGCTGTATTTGCTCTTTGCATACACGATATTGACCACTTTTTACTTGCTTTATGTAATCGTCAAGGTATTTACAGTTCGTCATTTACATCACTTTCTACCTTGTCGATTGATAGCCCCATTTGCGAAAGAATAGCAAGTCTTTGCTTGTTGTACATTATTGAATTTTTCACTGACGGATTGTCTTTAGTGTATTCTTTACCTGTTGAAGAAATCGCCTTGTATGATAAGCCGTTTTTCTTGATATCAGCTTGCATTTGTCGTTCAAGTTTAGTATAGAAAATGTAACTTTCGATTAAGTCACGATACACATCAATGTCTGCTCCTTTTAATGTGAGTTGTTCAATTAAGCTTTCTTTGATTTTTGCCATTTTAACTTGTGCCATTTTATTGCTCCTATCACAAAAATTTCTCGTGCGTGCGTGCGAGGACAAATTGTCTACCCTGTACACCGTTATCCACACACTTGAGGTAAATGCGATTTTTGACCCCGGGGGTGCTACCATTTCTCGGAAAATTCTTCTGAAAAAATTTTTTCTTGCAGTTTGTGATGCTCTTTGTAATGACAATCTTTGCACAGACATTCAAGATTGTTGATGTCAAGAGCAAGGTCAGGTCTTGCTTTAAGGTACTTCTTGTGATGCACCGCTTCACAGGGGCTATATTTTCCTACGGCTCTGCACCGTTCACATTCATTGTGTTCCATTGTACGCTTTTTATCTCGCACTCTTTGCCAGTCAGCGGTCAAATAGAACCTGTATGTTTTGCCGTCCTGTATTTGTTGTATTATCCATTCTGTTGTTACATTTCTTTTTATCATTTTGCAAATAAATAAGCCGCTGTATTAACAGCGACTTGATTAACTTTGTATTTTCTGAGCTTTGCTCAATTATATTCTAACACACCCTTAAGCGAACAAACGAACAACTTTCACCACTCATAGCGATTGCACATCATACGCACTCCGTCCTCTGTATTCCCTCCGCCCATAATGAACGCTATTTCTTTCCAAGAACGCTTATCACGCAAATGCAAAATTAAGCAGCTGCCTTCTGTCGTTTCAGTTGGTATACTGCATATTGCAACAGCTCTTCTCGTTTCCGTGTTGTGTAATTCGTTTCGAAGGTCAGCTATTTGGGGCACTATCTTGTCAATGCTCCCTGACGCACTTGCTCCGTTTGCAGCAGTAATGTTTGAGGTAATGTGCGTTACCTCTGCTTCAAGAGTGGCTATCCTGACTCTGTAATTACAGATATTGTCACTCATTTCTCTGATTTGTTTTAGGTTCATTGTTTGTCAGCCTCCTTGTTGCAGTCAATTGCATAAATACAAAATGATAGCTTGCTCCAGTGAAGTCATTAACCCACATATCGTCTTTGTAACAATAATATCCATCAGGCACAGGCAAAGCCTCGCCTTTTTCAAGTTTTTTGAATTCACGCTTTTTGCCCTCAACAACTGTTACTTCGGGCTTGGTTAGATTTCTTGATGTTCTTAACCTTTTCTTTCCGCAAACATCTTTGCGAATATATTTTGCAAGACCGGCAAAATTGCCGTCTTGATATAGCGGTGTGAAGTTTATGCCGTTTTTCCATTGCCAACACTCTGTTGCAATTTCTCTGATGCAATCTTCAATCACTATATGCAGATGCCAGTTCTTGCCGAGCTTGCCACATTCACAGTAGCCAATGTATTTGAATTGTACTCCTATTTTTTCTGTTCTGCGTTTGATTCGTTTGAAAAAATTATTAACAATCTTTTCAAACTGCTCCTCTGTGAATTCTCCTTTGGGCGCTGAAAAGCGAGCAAACCAATCTCCTTCGGTAAAGTTACAGAGGATAAGTCTTTGAGTATGCTGCTCTCCACGAATGCGGTTTGCAAGTGCTTGTTTTTCGTTTGTTTTTGCTTGATTGAAATTGCGTGCAATGTTCTTTTTGTTACGATTGCGTAATGATTTATAATATTTTATTTCGAACATAGGCCCTGATTTAACTTCACATTTATATATGTACATTTTATAAATCCTTTATTATATCATTATTTTTTATAGCGGTCACTTAATTAATTACTTGAGCAGGATATGCAGGGGCATTTCAGCCCCTGCGATTTTTACTTGAAATATTCAAGATATGATTTTGCTATGCCTTTGCAATTTTCTGATTTTACAGGAACTCTATGTGCAACAACATTAAGATTATCGCAATCAAGTTCTTTGTATATTTCCGCTGCTCGGTTCTCTTCGGTTGACTTGTAAAACTTAAACAGTAAGTCAACAAAAGGTATATCGCCAAAGCGGTTGAAAAATAGTGCTTCGTTCTTAGTAAGAACTTGTACGCATTTCTGCTTGTAGTCCTCATCGTTTTCTGCTTTTATGAACAGCTGATTATACACATCTTGCTTTGTGAGGAGGTCGATAACCTCTAAAGCGGTTTTTAAAGCATTAGTGTCTTTGCTGTTGATTAGAAGTGCAAGTTCTGTAAGTTTGCAAGATGTTTCTCTCGTTCGTTTAATCCATTCACGGTGCTCAATCTCTGCGAAATATGTTTCTGTTCTGAATCGTCTGTATTCGCTCAATAACTTGTATTTGACCTGCACACAACTTTTAGCCGAGAGCAAGCCAATCTTGCCACAGCTGTATATAGCTGACATGGACAGAACAAACCACCTGTTGTATGTATCAAGACTGTTTATTATATCTGTATCAATTTCACCTGCGATAAATCCGACCGCAAGTTTGTCAAGTTCACTCAGAGTGTCAAAGTTACTCTCTTCTGTGACTTCTTCGACTTTGGTTTCTGCATTTTCATTTTCCATTGTTATTCTCCTAAATTCAGATACTTGAGAATTTTATCCTGTGCTTTCTTGCAGCCATAGCAGACAGCAACTGCATAACCTTTTTCATTCAGTTTTGCAAGCCATTCGTCTTGCTTTGCTGTTGTCTTGTTCTTGCCAAATTTAAGCTCGATAGACAGTCCGTGATAACCTCCACGAGCAACAGGTAAGCATATATCCGGCACGCCTGCACGCACACCTTGTTTCTTTAGGTTGGCCGCTTCGAGTTTATTGCGACTACCGCCGTTTGGAATATGAAACATCATATCCAATTCGGGATACTCTGTCTTCATAAAGTCAGCCCAGCGAAAGAGCTTCTTTTGTTCGTCTGCTTCATACTGTTTCATTGTACTTAATCGAACCTCCTGAATTGCTTAATGCTATTTTTGACTGTGAGTATAGTTTTTCAATCTTATTTACAAATTCGTCGTTAATCACATCAACAGGAGCAATAAATGCATATGCTATCAAGCCAAACTTGACGCATACATATTTCTTGCCATTAATCCCACCTCTTATAGTCAAACGCATATCACCATTTGGCATATCGGTAAACGGAGCTAAATATTTTATATCAACAAATAAAATTCCCTCTTCGGTCGAAATCGGTATGACTATCTTATCTTTGATTGCTATTGTAATATCCCACATCTCAGCATCTGATTCATTTGGATCACTGTCCGCATATGCAGCAATGTCCTTGTTCTTTGCCTTTTTCGATTTCAAGATGTTGTGCAATAATTTGAGTATTTGTCATTCTTCTGCCTCACTTTCAAGCCAATGTTTTTTGCAATCAATGCAGTTACCGTGGAATTTATTACAATATTCCATCGGAACATGACCGACACACCCGAGCAAAGTAATATCACCTTGAACCATTTCGTCAATTGACATCTGTTTGATTTTCTCGTAATTAGTCATTGTTTTCCTCCTTATCCATTCTCGCACCGCAATGAGGGCAATAGTTTTCAAATTGATAACGGTTGTTAATGACTTGATAAACAACCTCTCTCCCGCAAGTTAAGCAGTATGCTTCCGCTTCACCTACTTTTCTGTCTTTCTTTTTTACCCACTTTGAGAGTTTAACTTCGTCAACAACTTTAAGTTTAATTTTTATACGACTGATTTTTTTAATGTGGGACAATCTAAAAACACAATTACTAACAACCTTATCCCCACAAGTGCAGAAATATCGTAACTTTGGTATTGACAAATTAGCGTCATTTTCAAAGGCTTTTTCACCTGTTTTATGTAAAATGCCCTCAATCACCGTTCCGTCAAAAAGTACGATTTCAACATATTTCCCTAAATGTCTTTCGAGTTCATATCTTGTCATAATTTTTACTCCTTATCTATTTTAGGACAATAGTCATACAAATCATTTTTGGGGTTACTATCGTCAATTTCGATAATATGCTTAACTGTTTCGGCATTTCGTTTTGAATTAAAGTATATCGTGTTTACACTACCGTCTGCGAACGGTATATCCAACGCATAATCACCGCATACCTCACGAATTTTTAATTTATTATCCATTCATCTTCATTCCTCCAACAGTTCCGGATTATCAACAAACAAACTTTTCACATTGTTGCTTTTTTCAAATTTCTCAAGCTCCTTTTCTTTGAGGGATAGCTTTTCACGCTCAAAATCCACAACTTTTTTCAAATTTTCTTTTTCAAAATAAAATATTACAGGTTCTTTTATTTCTCTGATTAAGCCGTATTTCTTAGCTAATCTAAAAATAAAAACCTTTTCCAGTCTTGATAGTATTTTACCTAATTGCTCTCTAAAATCTTCAACCGACATTGTAGATTTATAAAAATTACACATTCTGCAAGCAGGATTATAATTTTCAATATCGTTTGCACCGTCGTACGAATACACGCTCTGTATATGGTCAACTTGCATTTCCTTTAACGCAAGTTCAAAACCACAATAAGCACAATGACCGTTGTATTTTTGATATACTTTAAGCCTCGTATGTTTTGATATAGATTTTCTATTACTCATTCTATATTACTCCTTTAAAGTTCCGTCTTTTGTAAAAATGCGTCCACATCTGCCACATTTCGCACAAACTGTCGACATCATCATCTGTCTATTTTCTTCTCATTTTTCTTACCTCTCTTTTCACTCACAACATCTGATATAATCTTTCCTGCACGCACTAAAGCTGTGTATTCACCGTAGCTGTAATATGTGTTATGTATTTTGTTATACTTAGCAATCTCAAGACATACCAAATCAAGATGATCAAGTTTTTTCCGTTTCATATCATTTCTCCTTAAAAAAAGAGCAGCCGCACCTGCTCCGGCAGTAATATTATGCAAGTCAGTATTATATTTTAGGAAGAATAATCAACGAAAGTTGTACTTTCTGATATATAGTAAAGCCGTGCGGAGCTTACTAACTTAATTAAATTTATAAGCTATGCTGTCAAAATAGCTTTTTGCAATTCCTCTGAGCTTTTCGCCCTTGTCAGGGTCTGACACGGCTATTTTGGCAACGCTTTCAGTGAATTTATCAGTGTTTCGTTGTATCTCTCCGAAATACAGCGTAGCCGTCACAAGCTCGGCGTCTGCATTCTTGTCAAGCCTGCCTGCCATTTCCTCAGCCTTTTTCAGCGCCTCTTTTCTTTCCTGCTCGGCGGCTTCTATCTTTTCCTTGTACCGAGCGTCAATATCAGCCCTCAGCCTGTCCTTTTCTTCGTTCAGCCTGTCGCTGTATTCCTTTTCGGCTTTTTTTACAGCCTTTTCCGTAGCCTTTTTAACAGCAGCTTTCTGCTCTGACTTTATTTTTGCGTTTTCCTCCTGCAGATTTTTCAGCTTTTCGGCAAGCTCGGCAGTTTTCTTTTCCGCTACACGTTTAATTTCCTCCTCGCTCGGTGACTGCACCGCAACCTCAACAGGCCTGCTTTCAAGCTCCTTAACCTGCCTGCGCAGCTCCTCATTTTCCGACAAGAGGATTTCCTTGCTCTTCTCGTTGTCCTCAAGCTCATCAGACAGCAGACTTATCTGCTCTCCCTGCTCCTTACTCTTCTCAACAAGCTTCTTAATTTCAGATACCGACATTCCCTCAAGGTTGTTTTCTGTAATAAAATCTTCCCTGTCCACCGCACACACCTCGGTAAGTAGCTGTAATTTCGTAATACCGAGTGATGCATTTGACTGCAAAACCGTGCTTCCGAGCTTTTCATAAACGCTTATGTAGTTATAAGCCTGCCTGCGCTTAATTCCGCAAGCCCTTTCGGTGTAGCCATCAAAGGTTTCAAAGCCGAGCGGCTTGTACAACTGCCTGTCCCTGATTGTCTTCAGGCTTTCGCACAGCGTTACCATTGCGTTTGCCGCCGTCTGCTCCGCATGTAAAATGCTCTGATGCAGTGACAGAGCGGTCTTTGTATCTGCGTTAAGCTCCGTAATGTTAAAATCCGTAATATCCATTATGGTTATGCCCATTAAGCTACTGTCTGACATTTTTCTCTGCTCCTTTTAATTGATTCTATTTTTTCTTTTATCCACTTGTCCATAAATTTCTTAACGCTCTGAGGATATGCGCAGTTTTCTGGTCCTCTGCACTGCTTAATACTCAGAGTGTCAGGATTAAGTTCTAATGTGAAAAATGGCTTATCCGGCTCTGTCTTCTTCCTGATAAACAGAATAATTGTTTTCGCAGTCGCAACCGACCTTGCGTAGGTAGCCACGCAGTGCTTTAACTGCTTGCCCTCATCTTTTATATCGTTGTGCCTTGTCGGCGGAGTGATGATAAAATCCTTATCCTCAAAGCCGTATAACTTCTTATATCCTGCGTATTGTCTTGCAATCTGCGGCAGCTCGCTGTCCTTAAATTCCTTGTCATTAATGATTTTATACGCCTCGTCGTGCGCTTTTCGGAAATTCCTCGGGTACAGCACATCCAAATTATTTAAATCGTATTCAAGCAACTCTGCATATTCTATGTAGTCCTCATAGTCACCGGGGAAATTCCTGCGAGGGTCCCACCACCTGTGTGCATATTCCTCCGCAGGTCCGCAGTTTTCGCTTTCCCATTTCCTGAAAAATTTGTTGAACTGCATCAGCGAGCTATGCGATAAAATCATCTTCATAAATTTTTCGCCGGCATTGGTCAGTGTTGCAATGTGAAGAAATTCCGTAAATTCCTCTTCGTTAAATCTCCTGCCGCTTTTTTTGTACGAAAAATACAAATCAAGCTGATTGAGAGTCGGGTTTATCTTTCTTAGATACGGCAAATCATCCTTAGTAATTCCCATTCCCTTTCGCAAAGAGCCTGCCGACAGATTATATTGACTTACTGCACTTTTATTACCGTAAATGCCGAATACAGTTATAAAAGCCTTGGCAAGGTTAATCAGCTTGTTATTAAAAAGATTGTCAAAGAAATTGACATTCATAACAGCGTCATTTATTCCCTTGTAATCACTCGGGTTTACTGTGCGAGCAATCCTTCTGAAATCTATGTGATATTTGTTAAAGCCCTGCCGCTCCTTAAAAATCCTGTTGAGATTATCAGGGAAAATCCACCCTGTTGACGAGCTGCACCGGTTGCCTCTGCGCCACTCTCCACCCCTGTAGCTTTCATCAAGAAAGTACTCTGAGCAAATATTAAGGCTGTTGTATTTAAACTCAACAATAGTCCTCTCTACCTCTGTAATAGACTTTTTCGGCTGTTCGTTCTGACAGAATGTCCAGTTAATGTCAAACCGTCTTGCGCAGAACCTGTCTTTCTTGAACGGCTGCAAATACACTGCCTGAGTAAATCTGTTAAATCCGTTTGTATTCCTATAAGCCTTCCTCGGCAGAGCCTTGCACAGCTTCTTGCAGTGCGGACATCTCACTGTATCGCCCCTTTTAACCCTCGGTATAATAGCCTCTTCATCACACTCCGAACAGCGTCCCGTGGTCTGCTTTTTGTTGCTGTAGTCGTAAAAAATATAGTAGCTGTCCGCCATAACGGTATTATTTATAAAATCATAAAAAGCCTTGGGCAAAGGTCTTATCTCCCGCATTTCAAAGCTTGTGCTTTCCTTTATCCGATCGTATTTCGCCTTAAGCCGTCTGTCCCTTATCCTGTCCTGCCACAGGCTGATATTTTCCATTCCGCCTTTATCATAATGCACAGCATATCTGTCACAGCTTTCAATGTATTCGGCAATAACCGTATCGGTCCTGTCACTGAAGGGGTAATATCTGCAATTGCACCAGTAGCCCTCCACCGTTCTGAACAGACTTACCTCGCTCGTTCGGCCGTCAGGGAAAACCGTAAACCATTTGTCAGCCGTCATAAACAGCCTGTACTTAAACTTTGCACTGGGCGCAGGAGTAAACATATCAACAATCAGCACCTCCTCACCTGTTGACTTGTACACAAAGGCGTCGTAAGCGTAATTAAATCTTGTCCTGATATATGTACCGTTTTTTTCTTCCTCAATCGCCTGCATAACCGGAATATCCGCCCTTGCCTTGTCAATAGGCAGGGCAAGCAACTTTTTTCTCTGCACAATTCCCACCTCACAGCAATTCCATAAGATTAATATACTTGCTCTCGCTCTGATCAGGCTTTGCCGCTGCCTTTTTCGCCGCTTCTGCCGCCGGACCTCTCCAATACTCGGGCGGCAGCACATCAGGCACTTCAATTTTGTAGAAATCGCAGATTTCTTCCATAACCTTCATCGGATCGGCAAGCCTCTTGCCCGTAATCTTCTGTACAAGTGCAGTCAACTGCATTTCCTTGATTTTTAAATTCTGCAAAACAATCTCCGCACTCTCCGGCATATATGCAAGTATGTCAATCAGCTGCTGCATAACATTCCACTCATTTGAGTATTTTTTATAGTTCTTGCCTTGAGTTTTAATGCATTCAACTGCATTTTCTAAAATATTCATATAAATTCACCTTTTCTCTTGATTTTTGTGTAGTGAAAAGATATAATTAATATGGTAAATATTTTATATCTTTTCACTTTGCCGCCAGCTGTGCATTAGTTGGCGGCTTTGTCTTTTGCGCTTAAAATGTAATCGACTTTGGCTCTGCAAGCCTTGATGTTCTCGGCTGTGGGATTGTTAAGCAAATCCTTCATATCTTCGAGAATATAAGAAATGGTGTCGATAAAATCGGGATTGTAGCCTGTGTTCTCATAGTCCTCGAGTTTATGTACCACACTCACGAGATTGTCGGGAATATCTTCAAGACTGAGTGCTTTATTGTTGACATCAATAATTCTGTACGGCTCGTTGAATCCGTTGTGTATTAATTTCTGCACTGTTATCACCTCAATTAGTTTTTCACACCGCTGAAACTGTGCGAGAGTTTCAGCGGTTTTCTTCATATTTTGCGATAATAGTCTTGAGGTCCGTTAATGTTCTGTCGAGTTCTTTAGCCGCTGACGGACTGTCCAAATACATCTGTTTAACATCTTTGTTTGCTGAAGAGCTCCACCCGTCCATATATATGCCAACATCTAATTCGCACACATGTCCGGCGAAGTCAACGAATATCGTCGGTTTATTGCCTGTGAGCTCCTGTTTGGTCGGCTTACCATTAAACTCGAGTGCAAGTGCCATAATCTCAAGCACTTTTTCTTTTATAGATTTTTTCATATAAATATCTCCTTTTAATTAATTTTTTATTGCGTACTTACAGCACTTAATAAACTTCTTGCAGTTCTTAACAACACGCTTAAATCCGACTGCCTTGTTACAAAGTTTGTGATTGTCGAGGCTCTCTTTAGTTTCAGCTACATAGTTTAGTATGTCTTCGAGCCTTTCGGCTGTAACGGTGTCAAGTCCCTGCAAGGCTATAATTTCGCCGTTTTTAATGCAGATTTGTAAGTTTTCAAGCTTACTCATATCCGTTTGCTCCTTTCTTGAGATTTTCGAGCAGTTCACGCTCTATAATCACACAGTCCCTCAGATAGCATTTTGTGTTGCTGTTAATACCATAGACCATATTATCATCTAAACATATTGCTGTTTCGTATGATACTTTCATCATAAAGCGTCCTAAATCATCAGAGAACACATCTCCGATTTCAACCTCGTTAAACGAATACGATTTAGATTTGTTGATAATTACTTCCATTTCCATTCTCCTTTCATTTCGTCGGGGTCAATCAAAAGTTCATATGGTTTAATTCCAAGGACTTCCGCAGCTTTGACGATTTCTTCAAGTCTGAAATTTTCAGGACTTTTGTTTTTGCGTGCTGAACAGGTAGCAGGATTAATGCCAAAGAGTTTGCTGATTTTTTCTCTGTCATAACCGATACAGTTCAATCTAAAGAAAAGACATTGTGCAACTCTTGACATATATTCTTGCTCCTGTTCAGCTTTTATTGTTCTTTTAATTTTCGGCATATAATCACCTCTTATGCTGTCTTAATATGTTCAATGTTTTGAACTTTTGGATCAAAAAAATATTTCGGTATATCTTCATTACTAATTCCTAAAATCTCACAAGCTGTGCAGATTTCAGTTTGTTTCCATTGTGTTTTTCCGTTCATTTTTAAAGATATGCTTCGTTCTGATAAGCCCATTTTATATGCAAAAATGGCTCTAGTCCTACATTTTTCTTTAACAAGTCCTTCAAGTTTTCTATAATCGAATGGCATTTAATCAACTCCTTTGTAGTTCAATCTCTTTGAACAATTTTAGAATAACACAGCTTGATTACTATGTCAATACTTTTCTTCAAAAAAATTGAACTTTTTTTCAATATGCTATTGAACTTTTGTTCAAGATGTGTTACAATACACTTAAAGCAAGGTGATATAAGTGAAAAAGTATACAACTTCGTATAGATTGAAACAAATAATGTCAGATTTAAATCTTAAACAAGTTGATATTCTTAATTTAGCTGCTCCATATAGCAAAAAATACGGAATTAAACTTAATAAAAATGATTTAAGTCAATATGTTAGTGGTAAAGTTGAACCGGGACAAAATAAATTATACATATTAGGTCTTGCACTAAATGTTAATGAAGCTTGGTTAATGGGATTTGATGTTCCTATGGATAGATCAAATTATAATTGTGATAGTAACGAATTAACTCTTAATGCACACGAAAAGAAACTTGTTGTTGCTTATCGCAATCATCCTGAACATCAATATACTATTGACACTATTTTACATATAGATGAAGAAGAATTAGTACCAACGGTGAAAGCAGCACGCAGCAAAGACAACAGTCAGCCTTTTGAAATAGTAAATATGCCTGACCTTAGCGAATTCACTCCTGACGATTCAGATTTATAACATTTGTAAAATAAAAAAATCCTCATAGGGTACAATACTCTATGAGGTGATTGGATTGAATTATGGATGTTACAAAAATGCTCGTAATGCTTCTTGGCATTGTTTGATTGATTACAAAATTAACAGTTTGCCTGTTAAGGTTAGTCGAATAGCTAAACAAGCTGATATTACTTTACTAAAAAATTCAGCGGTCAATCTGCTTAATAACAGCGAGAGTGGCGCAACGCTTATGCAGAACGATAAATTATATATCATTTACGCAGATGAACAATCTGCCCAACGTTGTAGATTTACGATTGCACACGAACTTGGCCATATATTTTTAGGTCATTTGTTCAACAAAGATGGTGCCGGCTTTGCGACAACAGATGGTGCAGAACACTCGGCAAATGTATTCGCTCGTGACTTGCTCGCTCCTGCGTGCGTACTGCACGAATTGCAGATTTTAACCGCTGCGGAAATATCTCGGTTATGTAATATAAGTCTTGAAGCTGCGACATATAGATCAGAGCGTATGCAAGAGCTTGAAAAAAGGAATGCTTTTTATAAGCACCCACTCGAGCAAAAAGTTATAAAACAATTTAATCAATTTATTAATAAAAATAAAAGTCAGTCGTAGCACCACCTACGACTGACTAAAAAAGATGTGAGAAGAAATCGCACTCCTCTAAATCTATTTTACAATATATTATATATTTTGTCAAATATTATATTATGTGAGGAGCTTAGCAATGGGATTTTTTGATATTTTTAAAGTTTCACAATATAAGAGTGAAATTGAAACGCTAAAAAAACAAAATGATGAGTTAAAGCAAAAATTAAGCGAATTGTGCTTTGATGATTACGATACATCACAGAGAATTATTCAACAATTAAAGCAAGAAATTGAGAAAAGCAAAGAGGAAGCTTTAAATCTTGAAAATCAGCGTGCTTTATTAAAAAATAAGCTTAACGATGAAACTGAATCAACAAAAGAAAAGCTTAATGATTTAAAGATTAAAACAGATGAGAGAATACTGAGCTTAAATGTTGAAATCGAAAAAACAGAAAAGAAATTAAAAACAGCTAAAAACAAATTAGACAGAACGAAAGAGCTATACAAGAGTGTTGATTATTCTATATCTAATTTTTTTGAATATTCTCCTGATTTAGCAGAATTGAAATTATATAAATCAGAGTTTGATGAACTTGAAGAGTTGTCACCGTCTGTTATTCTTAAGCTACATTATATGGATGTTAAAAGTTTAAGAAAAGCATTTAAAGATAATGACAAACAAATCGAAAAAGTTTTATCACAATATCGTAGCAGGTACACTACAAAGGCGAATCAAGCTATTTATGATTTAATGGTAATAGCTTTAAGAGCAGAATTGCAGAATATCTTATATAATCTGAAATATGAAAAATTAGATAATGCTATTGAGCAAGTAAAAAATACTTCTCAAAAATATCTGAATATCGCAGCTCAAGGTAATCAGAATATAGCTGGAACTCTTACAAAATTTATAGGCGAAATAGAATATTTATTTATAAATGCTGTAAAAATAGAGTATAACTATTATGTAAAAAAAGAGCAGGCGAAGCAAGAGCAACTTGCTATTAAAGAGCAAATTCGTCAAGAAGCTGAAGAACGCAAGGCACTTGAGCAGGAAAAGAAGAAGATTGAAAACGAAGAACTTAAATATAACAATGAAATTGAAAAATTAAAAGAGCAGTTAAAAGCTTCGGCAGATGAAGAAAGTAAAGCTTTAAATGCTAAAATTCTCGAATTGCAAGCAAAACTTGCTGATGTCACTATTAAAAAAGATAATATCGTTCAACTTCAAAATGGTAAGGCAGGTAATGTATATATTATAAGTAATCTTGGATCGTTCGGTGAAAATGTATTTAAAGTTGGTATGACAAGAAGAATTGACCCGCAAGACAGAGTAAACGAATTAGGAAATGCTTCTGTACCATTTAAATTTGATGTACATAGTTTCATTTTTTCGGAAGATGCTGTTGGACTTGAAAGTAAATTACATAGCATTTTGAACGATAAAAGAGTTAATAAAGTCAATATGCGTAAGGAGTTTTTCTATACTACAGTAGATGAACTTGAAGAGCTTGTAAACAAAATTGAGCCGACTGCTGAATTTAATAAAACTATGCTCGCAGAAGAATTTAGACAATCTCAATCATCTAATGAAAATTATACAAATGATTACACAATAGATGAAGAAGATGAGTAAATAAATCCGCCCTAAAATAATACTTTGCTCTGCATTCTTGGCAAAGTTGTGGGATTTTACAATATTATGTAATAAATTATTTATCAAAAGCTATTGACACATAATAAATTATGTATTATAATATATACATAAAGGGGAGATAAAGTTGAAAAGCTATACTTCAAGAGATGTAATCAAAATTCTTAATGCTGACGGTTGGTATGAGGTCGGTTGCGTTGGCGACCACCACCAGTTTAAACACCCAACCAAGAAAGGCAGAGTAACAGTTACTCACCCGAGAAAAGATTTTCCGATTAAAACCTTAAAGAGCATTGAAAAGCAAGCAGGTATTAAATTTGAATAATGCCTGCAATCCCCTTAAAACTATTACGGAGGTTTTTACTATGAAAGACAGATATTCGTTCATTGCAGTATTTGATGTTGCAGAAGACGGCATTTCTATTGAATTTCCTGACTTACCGGGTTGTCTGCCTTGTGCCGATACTATGGAAGAGGCATTAAAAAACGCTCACGAGGCACTTGGACTTCACCTTTGGGGACTTGAGCAGGACGGCGAAGAAATTCCCGAACCTACACAAATTCAGAACATCACACTTGAAAAAAATCAAGTCCCAGCTGTTATTGAAGTGTTTATGCCTGCCTTTCGTGACAAGCTCAACAACCGCTTTGTAAAGAAAACTCTTTCTCTCCCGGCTTGGCTTGCAGATATGGCAGATAAGGACGGCGTAAACTGCTCTAAAGTATTTCAAAACGCTTTAATTGATTATCTTGGAGTTAAACAATAATATAAAAAACCGCCCTGCTCGACTGGTCCTCGAACAGAGCGGAAAATCACCTACACAGGGTGCAAGTGATGCAGTTAATTGCAATAATATTGTATCACAATCCCTTGTGTTTTGCAACTCTTAGCACAAGGGAATTTTTGCACCCTTTTTATAAAAAAAGGAGTGTTATTATTTATGGCAGAACCGAAAAAACTTCCGTCAGGTTCTTGGCGAGTGCGTGTTTTCGTCGGCAAAGGCAAAGATGGGAAGAAGATGTACAAATCAATTACAGCCCCGACAAAAAAAGAAGCGAAAAAAGAAGCCGATAGATTTGAATTGTCTTTGAATTTATCTAATATTGATTATAATGACTTAACACTTGGGCAGGCATACGATAGGTATATAGAAAGTAAATCCTCGGTACTGAGTCCATCAACAATAGTAGGTTACCGTCAATGCAGGCGCAATTACTTTTCTGAACTAATGCCTTTTAAGCTCACTAAACTTACAGCAGTTATGATTCAGAACTCTGTCAATTCTCTGTCTGCTTGTCATAGTCCCAAGACTGTCAGAAATGCCCACGGACTGCTGTCAGCTGTCCTTAAAACTTATTATCCCTCTTTAATTCTACATACTACACTACCGCAAAAAATTAAACCACAATATACGATACCAACTACGAAAGAAATAAATAAATTACTTGAACTTGCTAACGATAAAATCAAAGTGCCTATTATGCTTGCAAGTCAGGGTTCTCTTCGCCGCTCGGAGATATGCGCATTAACAATTAATGATTTCAACGATTTCGGTGTTAATATTAACAAAGCCGTAGTAGCAGATAGTGACGGAAAGTTTGTAGTTAAAACTACAAAAACAGAAGCCGGCACTCGCTTTGTTCCGCTGCCTCCTGAGCTGATAAAAGAATGTAAGGGTTGGAAGTATTTTGGAATTTCTCCTACAACGCTTTCAAGTGCGTTCAATCATCTTGTAGCAAAAGCAAATGTACCGCATTTTAGTTTTCACAAGCTCCGTCACTATTTCGCTTCTGAATGCCACGCTCGTGGTATTCCGGACCAATATATTGCCGAAATAGGTGGCTGGCAGACTGTTGATATGTTACATCAAATCTATCAACACACTCTAAGAGATAAGACAAGCAAAATGTCAGCTCGTGTTGTAGATATTTTCAGTGATAATTTTTCAGATGACACAAAAGATGACACGAAGAAAATAAATGCTTGATTTTATCGGCTTTTTGAGTGATTTTCTAATGGGTTCAAATCCCGTTATCAGCTCCAAGGAAAAGATATTATCCGAATTTGTGGGTAATATCTTTT